CTAGTTTCAAATGTGATTGGTGCTAATGGAATAGGCGCAAAAGCATCAACCGTGATATTTGTGTCAAGTGTTGGTTGTGCTTCTTGTCTTATACCACCGCGAAAGTTGGCTGTAAAAGGTGTTGCTAAATCTATCGCTGGTAAGTTGAACAAGTGTATCCTGCCAGTGTTTGGATTGAACGCTGAACTAATATCAAATGTTCTTGGTACAAAACGGAACAAGTGTATCTTTTTACCCGTGCCGGTGGTCGTATCAAATGTAAATGCTGTATCAAAAGTATGTGGTGTGAATGTGAATACGTGTATCTTACCAGTTTCATTCAAAGCAAGATTAGTAGCAAATGTGTGTGGTGCGAATGTGAATATGTGTATCTTACCAGTTTCATTCAAACTTAGACTTGTGTTTAATGTTTTGGCGTTTGCGATTATAACATAACCTCTTACTGATCTAATATTAAAACTTGTGTCAAGCGTTATAGCATCACCGTCCAAGCGTAGCATGGAACCACTTTGTGTAGTTGTAAATGCTGTGTTAAGTGCTACTAATCCACTGCTAAGTTCAACTCCACCATCTACTGCGATTGTAAATGCTGTGTCACATGTGATGGCACCACTTCTTATATTTGTTATACCACCGACTACGTCTATGTCAAAAGCACTCGCTAGTGTTACGGGATCGAAACGGAATATTTTACCAGTTGCTGTAGTGCCAAACTCAGCTGATAAAGTTTTATCATCAAAACGGAATATGTGTATTCTACCAAATGTATTGAAAGTTGTGGTTATTGGTGTTGTTATAGTGTTTGCGTCACTTATGCGTTTACGACCAGTTTGCTGTGTTGTAAATGCTGTGTTTAAAGTAATAGCTGGGGCTGTTATTTGATAACTGATAGTTGGTTGTGATAATGTAAACTTACCAAATAAACCACCTTCTTTATCATAATAACCTTCAACTACATAATCGTCATCAACGTATATTTCACTGCTTTCAATAGTGCCAGTTATTAATCTACTGCCACTTTGTGTGCTGGTAAATGCTGTGTTAAATGCTAATGGGTTAAAGCGGAATAGATGTATTTTGCCAGTTGTAGTATCAAAATCAAAGTTTGAAACCAGTGTTGGTTTCGCACCTCTTATCATCTTAACATCCTGCGATGTGGTAACAGCAGTATTTAAGTTTATGTTTCCTGCTACCAAGTTCAAATCAAACAAAACTTTTGATTTTAAAAAACCACTAGTGAATGTACCTTGTGCCTCATATACATGTGCTAAATCAACAGCTAACTTGTTTAACTCTAACTGTTTTATTGATTGTAAAGTTTCACTAGTTATCCTGTTGTATATCACCGTTGGAAGCGTAGCATCAGCTTCAAAAACATCTCTATTCCATTTAACACCATTTTCTTTTGTTATTATACGTGCTGTAGGCGCCCCGCCTACTATTGTATCAACTGTGCCTGTGGCTATATTAGTTTGTACAAGATTAAACTTGGTTAGTGGTAATGTGCCATTGTTGTTAATAGTTTTATGGTTGCCACTGATAAAAACTTTTGGAGTTTGTCCATTTATTTGTGGTGCTGTTGTGGGCGTGCCGTCCAAGTTTCTAAATATTTCTCTGTTGCTTTGTACGTCTAAATCAATATATTGATTATCAATAAAATAATAAGCATTTGTAGTATCTTCTGTGCTACCCAAGTTATTGCTGGTGCCATCACCTCTGTATTTGGCATTCAATATGGTGTTAACACTTTCAAACTCGCTTCTAAAACTGCCACTAAAATCACTAATATCTGGATTTGCTATAATGTACATGTCGTTTGCTAGACTTTGTGTAACTGGTAAACTGCCAAGTTCTGGTGTATTTAAACCACTAATACTATTTGCCGCATTGCCATTTAAATATGCTTTCATTGTCAGTGGATGATTGATACCTTCTAATATTTCGCTGTATTCTAAACTAGTGTGTGGTACAAAACTGATCAGTAGGTTATTCCAACTATCAGTATTGATGTACTGATTTAACAAAAAGTTGGCTGTGAGTGTATTTCTCGCACTTTGACCAAAAAAGTTTGATTGGATTAAGGATTCAGACCGCGGAGCTCCGCCGCCTGTGGGATAGCTAAACTCAAACTTATTATATAAGTTGTTGCTATCTGTGTGTGTGAGCTTTACACTTCTATCACCGAATGTAGTGCTAACATTATAACTAGCATCGGGGACATCTGCCATAAAAAATGTTGATGGAATATTTGCGCCATACCACCAGACACTGATTGTCAAAGCATTAAACTGCTCTAAAGGGGCATCTTCTGATATAACACGATTAACACATGGTAAAAATATGTGATCATTGAACTCGACAAAGCCTCTAGCAAAAGCACCTATACGCCAACTGTTGGCATTGATGCTGTTTGGGTTGTTATCAAATACTTGAAACTGTGTGGTTGGAGTTATTTCATCATCAACAAAACCTGGATTGCGATCTTCTGTAGCTTGTGCTCGTGTGGTTGAGATAGTTTTAAGGGAAGATGGTGCGGGTGGTAGATAGTTTACATAACCATTGTAAGCAGTTGCTCCAGTGTCTAAAACACCAGCAAAGTTTACCAAGCTGTTAACTTTAAAAGCATCATTTTGTAGCGTTGACGGCCAACTACTTAAATCGATGTTATCAAATGTCAGCGTAGTGTCCCTTTCATAAAAGCCTGCGATATTTGCCGTTTCAACTTCTATGGTGTCATTAAATGTAGTGAATACGCTTTTTATCAACGGAGTCAAACTGGCTTTTGCTCTACCACTAGCACTTATCCTCGCTGTGATATTTGAAATAGTGATTCCGGCACCTTTAAACCACACGGTAACGAATCCATTGTCTATGGTGTAACTGCTTAGAGATGTGGTGTAATCCTGTGTGATGGTTTCATCTATGTAATCATCTGCCACATATGTGGCTTCAACATACAGTTGTTGGTTGATATCAACTGTTGTATCATCTGTGCTTGTACGAACTTCAAGCGTGCCTTCACCATCTGCTGTGTATTTTACAACAATATTGTTGACTGTCACTGCCGGTGTACAATCAGCATATTCTGTAAAATCAAATACTAATCCTATCCTACCACTGTCGCTTATTGTAGATGGTAATATATTTCCATCATCGATAAAAGCATCACCAACTAGTGTTATTGATTGTTTGTCTGTGACATCGAGATTGTATTGATCGTAATCCAACACACTTTCCCAAGCACCCATACCACTGGATGCTGTGTTGTCAAATGTGTTTTGTATAGTTTGTGATTCCGCAGTTTTAGAGTTGCGTTTGACAGCAACTGGTTTGCGAAACTCAGTTCGATGTGTTGTTTGTGTACGAGCTGTGGCTACGTGATGACCACATTCTACTGATAACGCTGTGCCAAGTGTTGCTTCCGCTGTGAGCGTTGCCATTTAGCATGCTCCTATTCGTTTTCAATATATGTTTTGCCAGTAAGTTGTTCAATATCTCTGATCATCGCTTCCATATTAATCCTTACTGTTTTGCCTGTCTTAACATTCTTTGAAAAATATTGCCATTCGCCTTCAGCATTGTGTGGTGAAATCTGTGTTTCGTTGCCTGCGGCATCCATTACAAATACTTCTGCTGTGCCTGAAACATCCTTGGCATATATAAAGCCTTTGTCAGTGACACTGGTTGGAGCACTTACTTCATCTAATCTGATGGCTGTGTGTGCTTGTATGTCATCATCCATGGTTAGTTTGGTTGTGCTTGTTGTTGTGCCATTGTTGATCGTGCCAAACTCTATCTTACAACCAAGATTACCATCGGAATGATCTTCACTGGCTTTGAAATCACCAGAAGCACCTGCTGTAAAATATTCTTCTCCAGCCGCCGCATCATCTTTGTATGGAGCACCAAAAAATCTAAAAATAGTTTCATTATTTTCCATATAAGCATCTGTGCCGTAGTTAGTGCCGCCACTTGGTCTCGCCTTGGCCGCCCATATGTTTGGATAACCACTGATTGAGTTGTTTCTCAATACCAATGCGGGATACTGAAACTGTCCAGCACTGTCTATGTGTATGCCCGGTCCCGTCAGCATACCTGCTGGTGTGGAATAGTTTTGTGTGGTGTAACCACCTTCACTTTGATCGTGTATTAATAAACCTGTCTGTCCTCCGAACTGCTCTATTATCTTACCACCTTCTTGTTTTATGTTTGAAGTGATGTCAACTTCGCCATTACCATCGGGTGCTAGTTTTATATTGCCTTCTGATGTTGAAACAATGTCATTGCCGTTTACATCCAAGTCCCCACCAAGTTGTGGTGTCGTGTCATCCACTAGATTTGTGGAGTCCACCGTTTTTGACGTCCATGTCAGTACGCCACTGCCGTCTGTGGTTAAAACCTGTCCGCTATCACCATCATTGGGTGGTAATGTCAGCGTGTAATCCGCCGCCACCGTGCCTAGTGATTTTATCGAAATCTTGTGACTGTCATCATTGTCATAAAAGTCTATCTGTCCAACAGCCGCTCCGCCACTGCCTTTGATGGACAGCGTGCCTGTGAAGTCATCTGTGGTGTTTTCAAGTTTGTCAGTTTCCAAGTTTAAAAAGTTGGAATCTAACTCACTGTGTGTTAAAGCACTGCCTTTAGGCTTGTTGTCAGCCGTTACCGTTGTTGCGGTCAGTGATCTTGTAGTTAGCTTTGCCATATGGTTTTTACTCCTGTACGTACGATTATATTGTATTTATGTCGCAAGAAAGCAGTCTAATAGACTGCTTTCCCTAGTGATGATATATGGAGTTTGTATGATAAAACAAACAAGTACATACTAACACTATTTACGCGAGTTGTCAACCTTTTTAACACGATGAATGGTGGTGACGCTGACTCCATACATTTCTGCCAGTTGTCGTAGAGTTTTATCGCTTGATCTTATGTCGGCAATCTGCTTGTGATTGAGTTTGCGTACGAAACCCTCTCTGTGAGCTTGTATCATATCATCCACATTTTGTTGCTGTGTGCCAGTTTGTAGATGTTGTGGATTTACACATAATGGAGTGTTACATTTGTGTCGTATCACTTGCCCCGCGGGGATATCAAGTCTATAATGGCATTCCCATGATAGTCTGTGTGCGTAGTGTCGTTTGCCTCGTATTGATATCACTCCATATCCACTATTCACACTGCCTAACCATAGCCAACATCCTGACGTGTTTATGCGGGTTAGTTCGTGTAGGCGCCAAGAGGCATACATCCATTCATCATCGCCGGATGTAGAGGCGACTAGTTCAATATCATCACTCATCAACAATATTTAACGGAATATTTGCTTGGTTTTATTGTGTTATTTCAGTAAGGCACACGCCTAAAGGCGTATGGTTAATACTTCGTATAACTTCTTTTCTTTTTCATTTAGCTCATTGTGGATGTATTTGCTTTTTGTTTCGCCCATAGAGAACTTTTAGTAAAATACCAAAAATCCTCTTAAGAGAACAAGCAACAGCATCACTTTGGGGTAAAGGGTTCGCATATCTTACCCACCTCAATATGTAGAGGTTGACTACTTCCACTTTATAAACAAGCCCTGCTTGTAGCCCAACTTGAAGTTATAGTTTATAAAGCCCAACACACAAAAGTTTCCAAAATGTGTCAGCATAACTGCCTATATTTGTATACCGTCCATGCTTAACGGTGGCGATTGTATCAAATCTACCCAATGAGCGGGTGGGTTAAACGCTTAAAAGTTATAAAGATACTATTTTACAATACATATTAATATTATTTAGCAAAACACCGCTTAAAACCGCTTAAAATAGGAATAAACGGGTGATTTTGCTAGTTTTAACTATAATAACACTATATGATTATAAAAATCAACCACTTTTTAGCCCCGCGACAATCTTTCGCGTTTTTCACGGTGTTCGCGACGTTTAAGTTCCGCACGGTGCCAATGAGAATAGTTAGCGTTATCTAACCAACTCCAACCACCTGGGTGACGTTTTTGTTCTTCCGGTACTGCTTTATATACAATATGATTTGTTAGTTCGCTTGTTTTTAGTTCTCTATACAACCAACGATACTTTTTATTTTCAGCCATTTTTTACCTCTTTTTGCTAAATATATATGTAACTTGTTTTAAACATGTTACTCTTATATCGCGTTGAACGGTGTCTTATATGGCATTTTATCTTTCCTTTTACAATACATTTGTTACTGTTAGGCACCGTTCATTTTTTCTAACAGTTTGATTTCATCAGTAACACGTTGTAAAAAGTGTTCATTACATTGGATATAAAATGCTATGTCTTCTTTAGGACGTATTTTATCTTGTTTAAATCTTTTGGCTTTTATTTGTAGTTGTTCAAGTTCGTTTTTGAGATAGTTAAGTCTATCCTCGTCTGACATTCGTTTTTTGTTCAACCGTGGCATTTAAAATAGTTTAGTAACGAAAGGAATAAACACTGAAGCTATCAACAATAGTAGTATAGCCCACAATCTTGTGTCTATCTTTTTAACATCGTCTTCGATGTGTTTGAGGTGATTTGTTTTGATTGTGCTTATATCTTTGTGAATAAGTTTTACATCAGTTTCTATTTTTGTTATTCTTTCTGACTGTTTCATTATGCGAAGTAAAATCCTTGTATTGATGTTATGTGTCTTTGTGTGCCACTGATTGAAGCCGTTATATTATTGCTAGATAATGTTGGTATATCTGATTGACTGGCATCAATAGCGTTGTTTGTAGTTCTTATAAGTCTAAATCCCATCGCTGATGATCCCGCTGTAAGATCGGCGAACATGGTTGGTGTAGTAGGCCAGTTAAATCCACTAGGATGTGCCGCACCGCCTGTAGCATTACTACCCATCCATACTTGAAAGTTGTTGTGATACCTAGACGTTATAGCTGATGCTACTGGTAGATTTACAGTTATTGAAGCATAAGCTCCCAGTTCGTCTGAATAGTTTATTTTTCCGTCAATGAATACTGACAAAAATACTATACCACCCATTGGTACATAATATCCTTCTTGTGCTGTGTATGTTATTGTAACTGTGCCTTGTGTAGCTGTATATTCTGGTGTGTACGATATGTAACTGTTGTTGGCTACATTGCGTAGTTCATCGAATGCTGTCTTAATATCAGCACGAGCTAGAGTTGGTGAATCCTGATTTGAATCCAAGTTGGCTGTGTTTATGTTATTTGGATCCGCCCAAGCCATTATTTTTTAATATCTTTCATTGTCCAATCCCACCATTTGCGGAACGGCCAAGTAATAGCACATATAATACACCAGTGCTTACAAAGTTTATATTTTCCCATATTAATCTCCTACGATGAAGCTACTGTGCTGTCATCATTGAAATATTTCCAATCAGTACCATTGTGATAGATTGGTTTGTTTTTCGTAGCCGCCGCCCCATCTGTGGTTAAAAACGCTACATCACCATTTGCTGGTGAACTTGGTAATGAAGCATATGCCACTGGTGCCAAGTTGATGAAACTTGTGATCTTAACCATTGATGTGATTGGTTGTAGATTTAGGTTTTTACTGGTACCAGTTTTGATGCCTTCATTAGCAAATATTTTGCCATCTGCTTCAAGTTTAACAGCACCTTCAGTGGTACCTAAACCGTTGATTACATTTTGTAGTTCACCTAATGCCGCTAATAAATCTTCTCTTGCCGCGGCTGGTGAATCCGTAGCACTGTCTAAGTTTGCTGTTGATATATTTGAAACATTTCCCCAAGTCATGTTTTGATCTCCTGTTATGTATATTTATAGTTTATATTTCACCTCTCACACGCTCTACGCCTTGCGGAGTTTCATGTATTTCTGGTAATGATTTCATTGCAATATCCACTGTCCAATCAACAATATCATTGCCACTGCCATCTACCACAGCAAATGTAACACCTGCGCCACTTTTTTCAATGATAACTGGTTGTGTGTCTGGATATAAAGCATTGTGATGTGGTGTAATGTTAACAGCAGTTAAGGGACCATCTGGGCCCGTATTAGCACCAATATAATGTTGTGGTGTTGATGTTGGTTGAGTAAAATCACCGGGAATAGCATCTTCTAAAACTCTTTCTACTGTGTCATGTCTATATTCAGTGTTTACATTGTACAATATTGGTTGCTGTCTTTGATTGTTGTTGTCAAAATATTCAACATATGTGGTAAGACGAATGTATCTTGCTTTGAAACCCATGTAGCCTAAATCATAGTTGGTGGATGAATACACACCATTGCCAGCATCAGTATAACCTGGTTCCGTGTAGTCCAAAACTGTGTATGTCACAATAGCACCACCTATGGCATTGTTGTGTGTGTAATAACCTATGGTGGTTTTTGGTGATATCATGTTTGAATCCACTTCGCTGTATTCAATCACTGTGCGTTGATGTCCATCAACACCAACTCTAATCACTGGATACACATATTTTACAGCACCCAAATCAATGATGTTGGATTCAAATCTCAGTGGTGTGCCCTTTGCACCAGTTTCAGTTTCTATGCTGGTGTCAGTGTATTCAATCCATTTGGTGTAATCACTCCATGCTGTTTTGTCAGCCCAGGTGATGTCACCTTTGTGTAGTAATCTGCCGCCGCTTACATATCCGTTGTGTGTTGCCATTAACTGTCAAATCCTTGTGTTGCTAAACTGCTACTACCAACAACCGCCGCTGTGGTAGATGTTGTTGTATCAGCTGGAATAATCACATAGCTTACTCCACCTGGTTGATTTTCACCACCATCTATTCTTATTCTTGAAAAGTCCGCAGTGAGTGTTGCTGGTGCCATGTACACTTGATATGAAACATAATCACCTGGTCTTATGGGAACACCTTTGACTGTGGTTGCTGTGAATGAATATTGTGTTGCACCAGCCAATGTTCTAAAATGCTGTTGTATTTTGGAAAAGTCTTTGGCTGATGAGTTGAGTGCATACCATATTTCAATGATGGCATCACCATTTGGACGTATGGCACTTACATCTATGTTCCAAGTGACATAACCCAAACCATTGTTGACCACTGCTGATGCTTTGACTGAACTGGTACCGCCCACATTGTCTAGCACACATTTGTTTTGTGCTGGGTCCCAGTGATAACCAGATGGACAGTTGTTGTTGTCATCTTGCACACATATTTGTTGGTCATAATCATAATGATAACCTTCTGGACATTCTGGAAGTCCCTTGCTGCCATCAGCCACACATCTGTTGAGTGTTGTATCAAACACATAACCTGGTGGACACTGTTGAAAATCATCTCTGTTGATAGCTGTGATACCATACATCACATTGCGATGTTCCAGCAACTGTAGATCAACTGTGTTGTCATAGTTCAGTTTGGTTGATACCACTCTAAACAACATTTCTGGTGCTGTTGGATCCACAGTACCTGTGCTGTCAGTGGGTGATTTAAACAAATAATCTGTTAAATCAGTGCCAGTGGTTGTGGTTTTGTATTGATGATTTATTTTTACAACATCACCTGCCACTATGCTTTGTCCTTCATTGGTTATTTTTAAACTCACTGCCAACTGATGTCGTGATCTATCCACCATGTATTTGGCAAAAAAGTATACTCTTTCCCATCTTGTGAGTGTTGGATGTGACAGTGTGAGTATTAAGGGTTCGCCGCCATCTTCTGATAGTGCTGTGCTGTCTTGATATATGACAGTGTCACTGTCATAGCCTTTTTGTTCATTGGCAAATGTTATTCTTGCTTCATTGTACTTAGAGTTTTTGTCAGCTGATTGAATATTGATGTCACCAATGATCATGTCATCAGTTATGGCTATGGCATCATCGGCTGGGAAGTTGGCTTCAAAACGCAACTGATACTTGCCATTAACATATGGTAAAAAGCCTCTACAACTTTGTAATAATCTTTTGGTGTTGTTGAACATGGTTTCTTCAGTGTTGACCACTGCGTCACATCTAAACAAGAAACTCACAAAAGGTTGTGTTGTGAGTGAGTATGTTTGTTCAAACACTGCTTGTTGTGTATCAAACGAAGCAAAGTTTATTCTGTTGTCTTTGAGCCCTTTACCATAACGAGGATTTCTCAAATAATCCAGCAAACAATCTGCTGGATTGTTGGAATATGTAAATGCTCCTACTCCTGTGATTTGGCTTTGTGCTTCATATGTGCTGGTGTCACTGTCAGTGTCCATGGCTGATGTGTATGTTGTTAAAACTTTTTTACCTCTAACTTTAACTTGTACTTGTGGAATACCCTGCCATGGATTGTTTTCTGGAAACCATTCAAATCGCAGTGCCACATATGCAACACCTCTTAATCTATGATTTGCTGTCCAACTGCCACCTTGTTCACCTTGGAAAAATGTGGATGAAGTTTGATCTTCAGCACCAGTCCTAAACTCAGCCACAACTAAACTTCTGTTGCTACGCCAATATGAACTTTCCTCACCTTGTAGATTTTGTTGTGTGATTGTGAGTGCTTGATTGGGTGTGATTTTGTCACCAGTATATGAACTCAATCCTTGTTTTTCATCATTGATGTACAGATCAGTGAAACCATCTATTTCACCTTCACATATGGCCAGCACTATGTACAAATATTTGTTGTCATTAGAGGGGCCGCTGTTGCCCATAAACACTCTGGTACCACCTATGCGTCTTTCGCCATACACTACGGGAATGCCTTTGACAGCTGAAGCTGTGTTTAACAGTATGCCTTGGTTTTCACTTTCAAAACTAGAGGGGTTGTCATATTCTGGAAGGTCAAAACTGAAACCAAATGCTCCTAAAAAGCCATCTACCACATTGGTTACAAGTTTAACAATACCACCAACTATGCCGCTGATGATGTCACCAACACCTTTTACTATTTTCTTAAAAAAGTTTCCAAGCATTATTGTATCCTTTTGCTGTAGTACATCGTGTTTGGTTTATATCCTAGTTTGTCAAATGTCAAATCATAAGCACGTCTTTCGTATGCTGTTTGTTTAATACCAACCATGGTATTGATAGCACCTTTAGAACGAGCCCATCCTTCGAACACATCTAACAGTTTAAGTCCAAAGTTACCTCTGCCATAACGGTTAGCTGGATTGTGTACATACCAGTGATGTGTTATCGCTGTTGGATGTGTGCTTAAACTTGAAAAATCAATAGTGCCACTTAGATAACCAAATGGCTTGTTTTTTTCATCGGTTATAACCAACATCACAGCATCTGGATCCAACATCATTGTGTGTATCCATCGTTCGCATACGTCAACTGAAAACTTTTCACCGTGTTCAGTGTTTTCGTATTCTATCTCGTTCAAAGCAATCAAATGTACAACATCGCTTGGAACTGCTTGTCTAATATTTGTAGTCATTGTATTCATATTTACTTCCTTACACACTGCCCCATTTTATGTCTTGTGTTTGTGTCGAACTCCATTCAAAACCTTGATCAAAGTTGAATATTTCAGTGGTATCATATCTTTTTGTGGTGTGTTGGCTAGCACTGTTAGTAAATCTACCATTGGTTGCTTCAAAGTTAGCCCAGTGTGATGCCACATTGAATGTTATGGTACTTTCATCACCTTTTTCAACTGCTGAAAAGTTTTTGATGTTGCCATCAAACAACAAATATGTTCTGTTGGTTTGAAAAGCATTGTTGTCGTCTAAAAATGTTCTGTATATCACTATTCTTTTGTTGATGATGTTGCCATGCACCACATCTGAAATATCCCCAGTGTCAACACCACTCAAGTTTATTGAAATATTGTTTACTTTGATTTGTGTGGTTTCTGATACTGCACCAAAACCCAACAGTTGTCCAGCGGCATTGTATGTGTTGCTACCACTGTCTGGGGCTGTGGCACTGTCATATGCAATGTTGTAGAAGTTGTCAGTCAAATACAGTGTTGTATCCAAATGCAGTTCCATCAAATGAAACACTCGTGCTTGATCTTTTTCAGTAGCACCAGTGCCATCGCCAGTGTATAAAGGTGTTGTAAATCTTGATCCCGTGTAAGACATTAGATTGCCTCCACTACATCAAACTCCAATGACGCAAAGCCATCTGCTCCTTCAAAATATCTCACTGTGTCACCACTCAATCTCACTGTGAGTTTGAAGTTGTCTTTGCTCAAAACATTTTCAGTATCAGCCACTGCTGAAACCAATGCGGGTTCAAATGTCAATGTTGCACCACTGTGTTCTATCACCATGTATGCTTTGCTGTGTCCTGAAAAGTTGATCATATCACCTGGTTTGAACTCGTTGCTATTGTCCATTGTGATTGTATTATTACCTATACTGCCTGTGGAAGCGATACCTTCATTATTTGTTTGTGTGCCGCTCACATTGGCTAGATTTGTTGGCGATATAGTAAATGATGTTAAACTGCCTTTTTGCTGTATTAAGAAAGCATATATTCTTCTCAACTTTTCTTGTGATAAAGGTGGCATTACTATTCTTGCTGACCAATAATGTCCGCCAAAACTTCTTACTTGCGTTCTTCCGCTTAAACTTTGTGTAGCCACGGTTGGTTGATTTGATGTAAGCTCTATCGCTGTGATATCAATATTCAAACTTGGCGATGCTGTTAGCATGTCATTAAAATGTGTGTGTATAGTCATTATGCTGTTATACTCCTTCTACCAGTGTCATTTACAGCTTCATTGATAATACCAACAATAGTATCTTTTTGCTGTGCCAATGCTACGTTAAATGATTGTGCGTCTATGGCATTTACTGTGAACTCAATGTTAACATTTCTACCCAGTTGATTGTTTGGTGTTATACCACCAGTTCTTCCAGGAGTAAAAAGTTCGGGGCCTTCTTCCCCTACGATATAACTTTGTCCTGCCCCAACAGCACCACCTCTAGCTCTACCTGAATATGTTTGTTGTGATATTAGTGCCAGTTGTGCCGCACCCATAGCCAATATTGCTCCAGCTAGGAAGGGCCCAAATATACCACCTTGTGCTAATGCTTTAGTAACACCAGTAGCTGTATTCATTACAGCCGACGCCATATTCATAGCTTTGTTTAGTTTAAATGCTTTTTCATTAACTTGTGATAAATCCTCAAGTGCTTTTCTGCCTGACTTTTTAGTAAGTTCAAGTATTTCGTCTTTTGTAAGTTCTGTAAGATCAAGTTCTTTGTTTAAACCGTTTGATATTAAGTCAAACTGCTCGCTTACTCTTCTTTCACTTGCTCTTTGACGTTGTGCTTCATATCTTTCTTCTAATCTATTTTTTAGTTTAAAATAGTTTTCATCAAATGATATTCTTTCACCATAATAATCTTTTAAATCTTTTAAATCGCTGTTGTATTGATCGCGATTAACTTCTTCTGTTGTTTTTAAACTATTTTTGATTTTTTCAATCCTTTTACCTAAGGCATCTTCTAGTTTCTTTTGTTCTTTGTTAACACCTTTGTCAGTAGTTGTGCCAGTGCTACCAGCAACCGCACCATTTTTGCTAGCCATTTTCATTATAGGGTCTACGTATGCTGTTAGTTTTGCTTGTTCTTCTCTTAGTTTTTTAGCTTTAGCAGTGATTTCATCATATTGTGCTACAGCATCTTTACCACTTTTTACTACTTCACCAAACTGATCAACAACTATGTTACCAAACTTGATTGTTTCACCACTAGCATCATATATTTTGTCTACAAAACCTTGTGCGTGATCTGTTACTGTGTCAAAACCTTCTGACACATATTCCAAACCTTTTTTACCCATATCAACAAGTACACCAGTTAAGTCGGAAGCATCACCTTCAAATCTTTCCATTAGTGGAAGGAAGTCTGCTAACACATTGTAGCCATTAATCGCGGCTTGTACAAAGTCTAAGAATACTTGTTTGATTTTATCAATAACTCCTTTAAACTTTTCTCTAAGGAAGTTACCAAATGTAGCAAATGCTTTACCTAAAGCATCAACTACTCCTTTGACTAATGCTAAACTTCTACCTAAACCATTTTTAAATGACAAATATCCAATCAGTGCCACTACTGCTGTAACAAGTGCGCCTATAGGATTTGTTGCTATAGCTATAGTAAATGCTCTCATTGCCAAAGTAGCACCTTTAATCCAAGCCGCAAGTTTAAGTGCTATTAGTGCCCCAGTTATTCCTCTAACATGTTCCATATTATTGATTAAAAACTGTGTAGCATCTTTTAACAAGTACACTGCTTGTGTGGCTTTAAAACCTATTTCAACTGCTAGATCTGAGTTAGCTTTTACAAACTTTGTTGTTTCTCTTGCTGTTTCTGTTAACGCTGATCTTAATCCGCTATCGCCAATAGCTACTTGAAACTCTTGTACTTGGTCTTTAAGATTTGAAAAAGCACCTGTTAGTGTTTTTGCTCTGGCTTCTAATGCTCCAGCGAACTCGTCTTCACCTATTTCTTGTAGATATGCTAGTATATTTTCGGTGTTGAACTTCATTTCAGTTTCAACACCTCTAAATATCGCTGTGATGTTGTCACCTTCTTTTTTGACTTTTATACCAAGTCGTTTTAACATTTCAAACTCGCCAGTGGTTGCGTTGAATACTGCTTGTGCTACAGTATCAAATCTAACACCCATACCAGCGGCGATGTTACCTAAATCGGTCATCATGTCTTTGGTTGGATTCAACCCAGCGTTTCTAAATGTTATGAAAGCATTGGATACTTCGTCAAGTTGGAATGTGGTGCCAGCCGTGAACTCTCTAATCATGTCCATGGCTTGTGCCGCCGCGTGTGCGGAACCTTGTACAGTTACTAAGGTTGCTCCTAGGTCTTCAAATGTTCTGATTGTGTTTATGGTTGATGAAGCAATACGTTGAAACCCTAAAGCCGCAACTAATCCTCCAGCTAGTTTGGTTAAACTGCCAATCTGTCCTTCCATTGAATGGAGGTCTTTTTGGACTTTACCAAAAGTTTTGCCGGTCTTATTAACGCCTTCTAATATTATTTGCTCTCGTATAGCCATCTTGTTTCTTTTGCTCCTTAGCTTTAATATTTAAATAAGCCAACCAACCTTTAAACTCTAAAAGGGACATTTTCATAACAGTACCTACCGTAATATGTAGGTGTTCGGCTATGGCGAACATTGACCTAAGTTCGCTATCCCCTATTAGTTTTTTTCAATCGCGCCTATGCTATCCGAGTTAGCATTATTAAGTGCGGTTGCTACTTTTACAAGTACTTGTGGATCCACTTCATTCATTAAGCTAGCTCTATCAGTGTCATGGAATACCCTTTTACCGTCAGCATCTAAACTTTTTTGTATGATAGATTCCACTAGTGCTTCAGCAGTTTTACCATCAGTAGTTAACTTTAGTATTTTAGCTTCAGTAGACATCGATGAAGTTGCTCGATAATATATGTCGCAATCCCATTCTGCTACATGAAGTTTTTGTAGTTCTCCTGACAACTTTGATTTAAAGTGTGCCAGTGCTTTTTGTTTGATATTCATATCCGATTTTGTCATCGTTTTAATCTCCTTGTTCCAATGAACCCGGTCATTTTCCTAACCGTTGGTTTTACTATTCCACTGGGTGCTTGTTTTGATATGCCCTTGTCTAAGAACTGTATGTATGGTGTAGCATTGCTTACTTCAAAAGTATCATTGCTTATGTCCTTAGTCCAGTTTTTCCTAGCATACCCAGTACGTTTAGGGGTGTTAGCACGTGCTACATCGATAGTTTTGTCACTAACTTCTTCTAACAAACGCTGAACTTGTCGTTCAAGTTTGTCAAAACCAGCTTCTGACTTTCCCGCCAATCTCGCTTTGTACATTAACACACCCCTATTAGATAGCCGCAATAGTTAATGCGCCGCTGCCTTGTGCCGCAAATGAAGCCTCAACCACACCATCAACTGATGATGTAACTGAAAATGAAGTAATGATACAGCTTCCAGAAAACTTAGAGTTTGCCGGAGTTTCACTTGTATCATCGCCTGATGGAAATACTTCAAATGTTGCTAGTGTTTCTTGTCCTGTTTTTGACATCAACTCATCAAGTTTTGCTTGAACTGTGTCAGCGTGGTCAAAATACACATCACCTGAAATAGTGAATGTGCTTAAACCAGGTTGATATGTTCTCATACCTGAAGAGCCCATTGATGTAGTTTCAAGTACATCTTGAGTTTGTTCAATAGTAAATGATCTTAAGTTACCGATTGCTGTTGATGTTAAACTATCACCACTATCAGCTAACTTGATCACACCATCGTGTCCAGAATAGATCGCCATGTTTATTTCTCCTCGTCTGTGTTGTTAAAGTCGTCGTTGTTTGGATTGCCGTTATTAAACGGTGTCTCCAGTTGAATAACATCAGCTTCAGCCTCGACTTTAACTTTGGGTTTTTTTGCTTTAGTTGATGTTCGTTTTGCTTTTACAGTTGTAGATGGTGTCCAGCTCCAAC